TTAGTTAATCGCTCGATGAGCGTATCCTTGTAGGAGTCTTTAACCACACTACGCACGTCATTAACTGTTGGTGTGACATACCCACCAGAGGCACGACCTTGTGCCTGTTGAACAAGAAACTTATTCATGTCGAGTGTGCGAATGGTTCCTGCACGCTGTGCACGGTCGATGATATCAATGAATGGTGCTACGGTAGGATTCTCAACGGCTGCATTCGAAGCCACCCACTCTTTGCTGTGACCATACCCACCTTCTCCTACGAGAACGGTTGGTTTGTCGATAAATCCACGTCTGTCAGGGTCGTAATCAGCACGGAACATCTTGCCATCCTGCCTACGCTCGACATCGATACTACCGCCAGACTCAAGTCCAGTAGCAACACGTGCGCCTGAGGCAGAGGCAGAACCACCTGCACCACTGAGCGACATACGTTTAACACGCTGACGTTCAGCGTTGGCAGTAGCAAGTTGCGCCGCACCAGTGATACCCATCAAGGCAGCAGCGATAGGACCAGCGATAGGACCAAGTTCGCTAAGAGCCTTCATTATAGAAACAGCTGTGTCAGCTATAATCTGAGAGGCTTTGATTGCGAAGTTAACATCAGCATACTTCTTCTGTATCTTCAGCTTCTCATCCGCTTTCTTCTTCTCAAGTTCTGTGGTATCTTTGCCAGCCTTTTTCGCAGCTTCAATCTCCGCATCATACTTCGCATCAACGTTCGCTTCCTCTGCTTGCTGGAGTGCTTGAACAGCACCGCTGGAGAGGTTAGAGTAAAAATCGAATGCCTCCTTCATCTTGGCAATCTTCATATTCTTCACTGCCTCTTCATACTCTTCTTCAGATATCTCTTTATTCTGAAGGTGCATCTTCAACTGATCCAACTCTGCATTATAGAGTTCCTGCTGTGAGGCAAGACCATATTGCTGACGTATCTGAAGGCGGTGTTCTTCTGCCTGCTGATCAAGAAGAGTAAGAGCCTGCTGTCGTTCTTGCTCATTGAGTACACTATCATCTTCTATCTTCTTGCGACGTGCGGCATACTGGTCACTGAATGTGTCAAGCCCATACTCCTGTCGTGCTTGTGCCTTTTGCTCCTCTGCTTTCTTCGCATAGTCTACGATGATAGCAGCCTTAGCAGCTTCGTAAGCCTTTGTAACTTCCTCCTCACGCTCGCCATTCTCTTTTGCTCGTTGCAAGGATGCTTGGTAATATCCATCCAAGAGGAGCAACTTTGCATCACATTCTTCTTTAAGCGTCTGTGGCTTAGCTGGTGCGGACTCCTGAATCTTCTCAAGAGATTCGTAGTATTCTTTTTCAGCTTCGATATAAGCGGTATTCGCTGCCTGCTGTTGATCAGCGACAGCCTTAGCTTGACCTTCCTGCAATGCTTTCTTTTTCGCAGCATCCTTAAACACCATCTTCTCGGAGCGTTGTAAGTAAGCCTTCTCGATGTCGAGCAAGTTTTTCTGATGCTGTATATTGAGTGCAGAGGCAGAAGCATTATATTGCTCTTGCGTAAGACTCTTTTTTGCCAGAGATTCTTTTAAGGCATTCAGACTCTTATCATAACTACGCTTCTCTGCATCGAGGTCTTGAGCACGATCATGAGTGAAATCTTTTGTTGCCACATCGTCGGGATTAGGACCTTTGTGAGTTTTTGTTTTAGTCTTTGTCTTCCCTGAGGACTTACCATATTCTAAACTACTCTTGCGCTTTTCCAACGCTGCGATTTGAGCATCAATTGCTTTTAGCCCTTTCGTATCACCAACCTTAATAGTTAGGCGTTTTGCTTTCAAAGCCTCTATTTTTGCAGAAATAATATCTAATTCTGCACCAACAGAGCCAACAGGGGAACCGCCTTGAGGTTTTCCACCTGATTTAAACTTTTGATTGATGCCTCCATTCTGCTCAATAACTTTTTGTAGACGGTCGTTTTGAGCAGTATACTGCTGTACTTTATCTTGAGCCACTTTCTTTCTTGCTCCGAACATATCTCCCCATTCTTGGTCTTTCATAATAGGGATAGCTTTATCTTTACTTATCTCTCGGAGAACCTTTCCGTTTTTGTCGACAACTACATAATATTCATTTGTCATAGCTGAGCCAGGAGTAGCACCTTCAAACACTTGCGTCCTCTTCTGCACACGTTCTCCAGCTATTGTGTTTAGACCTCTACGTTGTGCGGCATTGCTAACATTACGACCTTTTTGGCTTGAGTCTGAAACGGTATCTTGGGCATCAAGAATCTTTTTCTCATTATCTTTCATCTTCTCATAGGCAGCTTCAGCACGAGCAGCACGACGGAGATTTTGAATATAGATATCTATGGCTTTAGTATTTTCGTTAAAAAGCCTACCTTCTTTTGAAATTGTAGCATGATAACCAGGAACAATAGCCTGCATATCTTGAATGGCTTTTTTTCGCTGATTATATGACTTAGAGGTGTCATGTATTGTTTTTTGCAGTAACTTTATCTTTGTGATTTCTTCAGCTGTAGAGTCATTGACAGATTTTTGAATTTCCTTATTCTGTTTCTTTATAGCAGCTGCAGTGCGTGCATGCTCCAAATTGAAATTCACCATAGCTACTTTCACCTTATCCACGCTACGCATGTATGAGTAGAGAGCAACTCCTGCTGCAACTATTGCAGTAACAAGAAGAAGAATAACATTTGCTTTACAACTTAGATTGAAAAGGCGCATCTGAGCTGTAGCACGGATAGTATTACCTCGCATGACATTAATAGCAGCTGCTACAAGTAAATAAACACCTTTAAGGGTTGTTACGGCAGACGTCCATCCTGCTATAGCTACCTTTGCAACTGCTGTTTGTGCTATCCAAGTCCTGAAAGCTGTATTAAGAACTGTCATACTGATGGTGAGTCCTGTAATAGCTAAGCCAAGTGCAGCTGAAGCCTTACGATGATTCATAAGCCAGACAATGCACTCCATGATACTAATCTTCATCGAGCCAAACGTATCTACGGCTTTCTCCTTAAGAGGGAGTAAGGCTTCTCCTAATTGTAACTGTTTGTTTTGAAGTTCAGTAGTTTTTTGAGCAGCGCGATCAGCAGCAGAGATGTAAGTTTCTCCTGCTGATGCAAGATTCTTCTCGACGATAGAGGCAACTCCTTTCATAAAGTCTCCAGTCTCTTTTGTCTTTTCAGAAATTTCCGCAGCCGATAGTCCGAGGTTATCAAGGATCATAGGAGACTTACGACCAAGACCTGTTACGATAGAGTCAACCATATAATCGAGAGACTGTCCCGTCTGTTGCGCTTTAAGCTGTGCGAAAGACAGGTATTTGCCAAGGTCTTCGAGAGGGATGTGAAAGTCTTTAGCTTTCACGGCAGCCTTCATAAGTTCTATATCACTGACAGTTCCCTTCGTAGCTTTTCGAAGACTGTCAAGTAATCCTGGTTGGTCAAGTCTGCGGAAGGCGTGAATAACACCATCAGCAGACTCAGCCATACTGATACCTTCAGCAGCGAATTCCTTTACCTTTTGGAGGGCTTTTCCTACCAGTTCTGCAAAACGGACAAATAGTTCACCATGGAGGAAAGACATGGCTTGTGGGTTGGCGTATTTTTCAACAAGACTTTTTGAAGCATCGGAAAGTTCACCCATACGATCCCTAACATCAGAGAGTCGGCTGGATAGCTTTTTCCAATCTTCTGGGTTAATAGTTTTCGACGTGTTGTCAAGCTGTCGTTGAAGACTACGTGCTTGTTGGCGTAGTTGTGCCATAGTGAGAGCATTAAGGTCAAGTGCTTTCGTCTCAGCTGCGATTTGCTGTTTGAGGTTTCGAATCTGCGTGGCATTTCTGCCATACTCTTCACGTCGTTGTTTCCACGAATCAGTATTCTTCTTGCCTGCAAGTTCGAGAGATTCCATTTGACGTTGGAGTGACTTATTGCGCTCTCCAAGGTTATCAATTTCCTTAGAGAACTTACGAATATTCTGCTGCGCCTTGTCTGCCTTAGCATTTACAACGAGTGTAACTTCGTCTTCAGATAAATGTTTTGCCATAAATAAAATTGTCTGTTATTACCTTTTATAAACAAAGGTAATAACAGACAATAAAGTAGGAAAGGACAAAACTGTTTGTCTATCTGCTGAAAGCAAAGAGAAAAACGGGGATTCCTACGAGGGGTGTAAAGAGCATGCAGCAACCAATGTAAATAAGGCAAGCTCTCCAGCACCAATCGTCAGCCTTTATAAAGAAGGGCATTGTTATTAGTGTTATGATTATTTCGAGAAATATCCACATAGTTTTTGTTTTTAGCTCCTGCGACAAAGATAAGCAATATCCTTGAAACGCACAAGTGATAGTCTGATTATTTACTTTCTATTGCATGGAACAATTGATCATGTAGAGAGTTGCGAACCTCGTCGGTAAGCCCATAGCGTAGTTCTGGGAATACGTGCTTATAAAGGATAGGCCAGACAAGTTTATTATAAAGATTAGACTGTCCTTGTGCTCTTTTCCCTTTAGGTTTTCGATATTGAATATCAAGAAAACGAAGGTGTAAAGGTATAAACAAACGTAATTCATACGAACCATCAGAGATTTGTTTTGAAGAAGCTCCGCTTTGAGCAAAGCGTTGAAGTTCGCCTGAACGTACCTGAAAGACTGAAACAGCTGGTCTCCATGCTGCATAGAGACGATTGATAGCATCTGTCATTGTGTTATGAACGAATTTCTTTCGTATAAGGCTTTCTGTAATCATAAAGCAAAGATAGTTGATTTATAAAAGAGATTAAAGGACGAGGAACAGCACGCTTCACAACGCACTGCCCTCTACGAATTTAATAGAACAAACATTATATTTCACGGAACATCCACTTGAACTCTAACCCTTGCGCACCAGGGCGATTGCAGAAGTTATATCCTGCATCGAGAAGAGCTTTGGTTATTTGCTCTGCACACACCTTAGCAGAAGGGTCTAAATTGCGAATAGCATCTATTACCTCGGGGGTAGAGAAGAAGTGCGTAGTTTCTGCTGGTGTCGACGCTGGACGATATGTCGCTGATAAAGCAGCTATGTATATACTGATGTCAGTTATAGGCTGCTCGTCGTTTTCTTTCTTTGTTGTCATTGTCTTAAGGTTTTATAGTTTTTGATTATCGGCACCTCTGTGAGGCTCAGCAGAGGTGAGGAATGCGTTGAGATCCCTACGCAGTGAGTGCAGGGTGTCGAGGAATGTGAGAGCTGTTTCAGGCTTTATCGCTCCTGCATCTCTCCATTGGTCAAGAAGAAAACTCTCGATAGCTTCTAAGCGTTCTGTGCGCTCAGAGATATAACCAGGGTCGAGCATTGCTCGAAGGGTCTCAGAAGTTTTTTCGTCGAGATTAACGATAGACGCTTTCATTTTGTATTTCATTTTAAATCAATTATTTTTTTTACTTCGGAAAGGGTTTTGTCAAAGCCCTTAAGGTTGTTCACTCGATCTCCCCATCTATCCATAGCTGTTTGTTGACGAGAAGAAGCTTCGCCTGCATCATGAATGTTCTTATAATAGTCAAGATGATACTCCGCCTTAGTGAGTTGACGCTTAACATTATCTCTTAATGACTTTATCAAGCCTGGTGCTGAACAAAAATCATCTAACGGTATGAACAAGCCTTTTTCAGCGTGGTAGTCATAAACAGTAGGGTCGGTTATAATCTTCATTTCGCACCCCCTTTCTGAACACTACTTTTAATGTGATCAGGCAAAGAATAATATTCGTCGCCATCGTCTGGTACAGACTGAATAGACTCTTGAGAAGAGTCGAAACCAAACATACCATGTACTGGTGTGAAATAGATGCGCAATACACACTTCTTCGTAGAGTTGTTTCTGCGAACAGAGATAACTCCGATAGGATCTTTGCTAACCTTGAAAAGAAATCTTTCTTCAGCCTTTGGAATAGCACGATATTTTTCTTCCAAGTCTTCAACAACCTTGTTGAATGCTTTTTCGTCCGCTACAAGAACTCCTTGGTATTTCTTCAGACAGTCAGCAAGCGGTGCGAGCTCTTTTGAGATTGAAAAATCTATAAGGCAATAATCAAAAAATATCATTTCTCACCTCCTTTCTCAGCCACTTCATTAAGGTTCTTACTGAGTTCCTCGCTGAAACCTTCCAAAGAAAGCACGTCTCTATAAGAAAGACCTATAACGGCTTCTGTAAGCTCGTGAGTAATGATATAGATATAGCCTTTATCAACTTCGAGTTTATACCTTCCCTTTGCCTTTGGAATGGCATCCAGTTCTGATTTTAGTTCTTCAATAAACGTCTTCAGCGTAGATTCGTCAGCCATAAGGGCTTGGTAACGTCGCTCCATACAGATAACAACAGGCGCAAGGTACTTCGGGGTAGAAGATGCCTTGAAATAGTAGTCAAAGAATATCATTTTGCACCTCCTTTCTTAATTATATTTTTTAAATGATCTGGGAGACAAAAACATTCGTCACTTTTATCGGGGACAGGAAAAACCTCAAGGTTCTGCTGGTCGCACTGGGTAGAACTCTCAAAAGTCTGAAACCCCCATAGTCCACGTATATCTGAGAAGCAGATGCGTATCACCGAGAACGGAATTTCGTTATCGTCAATAGCGATAGAACTATCAGAAAGATTGAGCGTATATTTTTTATTCGCATTGGGAATCGAGTTAAACTTCTTATACACCTCATCGATAAATGCTGCAAACGTATCAAGGTCTGCTACAAGAACCTTGTTATATTTCTTTATAAATTCGGAAAGCGGTTCAAGGTCTTTCGGGACAGAATGAGCCTTGAAATAATTATAAACGAAGATCATGCCTTGCCTCCTTTCTTCTGTTTATCAGTCTGCGAAAAAACAAGATTGTAAATAGCATAGCTGGCAGTTTCATCTTCAAATTTTACTCTTACAGTCGCATCGCCACTCATATAAGAAACATATACAGAACTCTCAAAAGCCTCCAATCGCCCTTTTCTGCTAAGGCTCGGAATTATTTTTCCTGTAACATCTCTTTGAACCAATGTTACCTCTTGCCCTTCTTTCATGTTCGAAACGATATCCTTTGCCATTTGGCTAAAGTAAAAGGTAACTCCTTTTCCTCTATGCTCATATCTAAGCAAATAAGTATCTAAATAGGTTGCTATCTCTCTACCTTTATTTTCAACTTCTTTCTTTGAAAAAATGACATCAGATTCTACTACCATCTTCTCCATATCAGGGAAACTCATTTTAATTTCCATCTCTGCTGTAGTTAATCCTTTCATTTTTCACCTCCTTTCTTATCTGTTTTGTTGGTGCGATAGACGAGCCAGCCTGCACAGAGGGTTGAAACTACGGATGTAATAGGCTGCTGCTCGATAGCTACAGCTGCTACAATCACGCACAAAGATACAAGGTTAACTCGAATTACCAAACGACGGGTAACAGAGAACTCGCAGATACGGCTGTAGAACTCGCTTTTAGCGTCGAGCCAAAGATTAAGAGACTTGATTTTGCGCTGTATCGTAGCACGTACGTCGATAGGCTGCTGTTGCTTTGCAGAGCTCTCGAATTCGATTACTTGTTGCATGTTGCACATTGTTTGACTGTTGCCTGAATCCGTCAGGTGCGGAAACAGAAAAAGCGGATGCTCTTCCTGTCGTCAAACAATGTGTCTTACACCAACAAGGGCTAATTCACTGGAAGGCATCCGCCATATCTTCATTGCAGAAGGCTGCAAGTATGGGCATAAAAATAAGCCCATCGAAATTTAATAAGTTCGGGGCTTGAAATTTCTTCTCGCCCTTATTTGTGTATTACTACACATTGTTTGACAGTTGCAAAGATAAGAAGTCTTTTTGTAACTGCCAAATAAAAACGCAAATATTTTTTGCGCCATGCAAAAATTATTCTATTATAATGGGTCTCTCATCGGGTAAATCATCGTGAGGTATTTGATATTCGTCAAACACCCTCAACAGCTGGTCCTCGTTATACACTTGGATATCATAGCCTTGCCCTTTAAGGTCTTTAATTAAGTCTTTCTTCTTTGGACCAGCAGCATAACCCATAATGACAATGTTAGTCTTCTTACTGATAGAAGTGTTCATGTCAGCTCCATACTGCTTCAGGAGTTTTCCCAGTTCATCACGCTTCGGGAAGGTAAGAAACTGTCCTGTGATGACAATCTTCTGACCGAAGAATGGTGTGTTTGGATTTTCCACTTCTTCTGCGCTGAGAGGCTTCAATGTTTCAGAGTCAAGATGATTATTTTCTCTCACCTCGAGAGAGGGTCTTCTAACCTTTCTCATAGACATATTGATTTCTGCCTTCATTCTCTCACGGATACAGAAATTGATAAATGTGTTGATGTTTTCTTTCTTAGAGAGATAATCTTCAAGATCGCTCTCTACAATAAGTTGATGTTCCATAATACAATAGTTTTTAGTTAATATTCGTTGCAAAGATACAAAAATCGAATAACAACGAAAGAAAGACGAAAAGAAAAAGCCCCTCGCATTGCGAGAGGCTAATATGCACCCATAGGCGATGAGTGACTTTTGTCTTAAGGTCAATGAGAACCTCGCCTAAATATTTTCAGCTGCACGACGAATGCGATTGGATAGGTCGATAAGTGCGCCTCGCATCTGCTCGGTCTCCTGTTGGTTAAAACCGCCTGCACCTCCGTTGCCGTCAATGCCATCCATTTTGTGGTAAAACCAAGAGGAAGATTTCTGAAAGTAGGTATTGGCAAAATCACGCCATGAAACTGACATTAAGATGTCTTGTACTTTTCTTTTCATATCAGTAACTACTACTGGGGTTGTCATAACTGTTTCCATTGTTTCTGTGTTTATAGTTTTACTTTTATTGAGCCTCTCCCTCGTAAGGGAGAGGTCTTTGGCTTTATTCGTATGGCTGTCGGACCATTTTGTCGAAGAACTCCTGTAAATCCCATAGGAGTTGTGGATAGCCATTTGGATAAGAGTTATTGTAATTTCTCATTCTCTCAAGGAGTTCCCTTTCTTCAGGTGTAACCTCCATCATTTCTTTTTTCTGTTTCATATTCTCATTGTTTTCTTATGACAATACAAAGGTACTACAAATTTTTGTAGTATGCAAATATTTACTATAAAAAATCGTAGTAAGATTGAATATTTAACATTTAAAACATTTTCGTGACTTAACGAAATTGATAACTATTGATAGAAAGTTTATTTTTTCTCAATATTCGACATAAAAAAGCCGTAACAGCTCAGAAACTGCTACGGCTACAAAGAAACGAGCATTGTGTTTTATTTTTCAACGGTCACGAAGCCGTTGTTAATTAGGTCGGCAAGGAAGGCATCGGGGCTGTCTGTGGAAACAAGGTAGCCCTCGAGTTCCTGTAAGCGGTGAGCGAAACGCACCATATATTCTTCGTCTGTGCCGTCGCTATCGAATCGGCTGCCTATGTGAAGCTGGTGGAGGAAGTCAGCTGGAGAGGTGGCGACGATTTTGTCGCCACCCTTCAGCCTGTAGGTTGTTAACATGCTGCTAATTTTTTAGTTCTTAATCTGAAGTATAACTTTTCGCTTTCGGTGAGGAAAGGAATATTCTGCAAGGTGGTGTTGTTTTTCACCTTGCCTTGCTTTGCAAAGGTAATCATTTTTGCGAGAAAATGAATCCAAGCAGACATCTTTGTGAAGTTCGTTGAACCTCCGTGCTGGCGGAACTCAACCGTGCGGTGGCGTGCGTAGGCTTCAAGGTTTATCTTGTGGTAGCGGTTGTTATCAAAAGCAGCTCTAAGGTCGCTAATATTAGTAGCTCGGTTGATTGCTATCTCTGAAATGGTGGCAATAGTCCTACAGTAGCGGTTGTTTCGTCTGCTCTGTGGCATAAAGTGGTCGATTACGTTCTCAAGGCGTTTGTAAGTTATTATAAGGTTCTTCCAAGTCTGAAGGTCGAATTCAGCAGCGTCCATGTGAACGTGAAGTCCGCAAGAGTCGTTAACCTTAGCGTTGCAAAGGTCGAGGACCCAGCAGACCTTTTCAAGTTCCTCAATTCCTTGCTCTCCGTGGAGGATTGGGCTAACGAGTTCGAAGGTGTTGTTGCCTGAAAGGCTGCTGTCGGTAACCAACTTCCAATGGTCGTTGTGGTCGTTGTGGTTGTAACGCTCAACGTTAACTCTGATGCCTGCTGCGGTAAGTTCTCTTGCGAGGCGTTCACGTGTGCAGTTGTAAGCTTCAATCTCGATACCGAAGTTGCGGTTGAAAGTGTAGTCGAGTTGTGGAAGAACTGTTGCTGCTGCTTGTGCTGCGCTCTGTGTCATTCCTTGCATCATTCGCTTGTAGACGTTCTGTACGAAGCCGTAGTTTCCGTTTGCTACAAGGTCAGCAACCTGTCTGCGTGTAAGTCCAAGGCTAAGGAGCTTCTGAATCTTAGAAGTCTTTGTTCCGTTCTCGTTGAGAATGTTCTGAATTTGCTCGTTCATAATCTTTGTTTTTTGAATGTTCTTTGTTTCTAATTGTACTGCTAAGGTAACACTATAATAAGGAACACGCAAGTACTATCGCCTTTATAATCAGTGATTTAGAAGTAATTATCTAATGATAAAAAACGATACAAAAAGGGCTAACGCATCACTGCGTTAGCCCGTCATCCTAAACAATCTTCAATCTGAAAAAACTATTAACTATAATTCTACCAACTTATTAACGATACAAAGGTAAGGATTTAAGGCTGTTTCGCAAAGGACCGACTTAAAAGGTGCGTTCCAAGCGTGTCAGGCGCAACACAATTGAGCATCAAGGTCCAACCAACCGAGGAGAGTTCTGTAGCGACAAAAGGAATCATCTCCGCCTTGTCGAGTTCGCCTCGAGATATCCAATCGATATTGCCTTCTTCTGCATCGGCAATCATCCAAGCGTGAATCTTAGCGAGCAGGCGAAGTGTCTGGTCAGAGGAAAGCATATATTCAGCAGCGTCAGCACGGTTCGTCATCTTGCTTGCCACGGTGATGGCGATGCGCTGGGTAATCTGATAAGAGTTGCGTCCATCCGCTGACATATTCAGTTCGCCATAATCCACGAATAGGAACGAGCCCACTAACTTATCGATACGCTGCTTCAATTCATCGAATGACTGACCATAGACATAGTTGGCTATCTCAGGGAGTCGCGACACATTGGGAAGTTTGTCAAGAGACTCTGCAAGGTCATTATAACCAGGGAAGTCGCTCGCACCATTGGTCAGTATAGCACGAACACCCTCTTTTGACGGATATTGTGCGAAATAGAGAAACTGATCTTTAATCATAATATCTTATCGATTACAGAGATAGGCAGCCCCACCTCTTCACTGATTTTTAATTTATCCCAACCAAAGCCCTTCATATCCTTAACCGCATCGATAGTCTTCTTGCGCAGCACCTTCAGGTAAGTAAGTACGTTCATCTGCTCTATCTGTTTTGCGTTTCCAAGCCCCTCCTTGGAGAGGTCGTAGAGCGCATCAGAAGCATCGGTGGTGATAGGCTGCTTGGGTTTATGAGCGAACTTAGACAGCAGAGAGAATGAAGTTTTACTAAACAGATAGTTGTTAAATGCTTGAAAATTAAACGATATAGCCGTAAGTGTTTCGAGTGGAAGTTTAGCGAAATCGTTAGCCAATTCGTGTGCACGCTCAGAATTGTACTCTTTCTCTGGATAGTATAGAATGGCAGCGAGCAGTGGCAACGACTCCTCACCTCGTTCGATAAGACCCTGCGCCTCGACGTACTGAAGGGCAGTAAGCGAGCAGGTGAGTGTTCCAAAGCTCGTCTCAATTCGATATCCAGGAAAAGAACGTCCGTCAATCTGAACAGAAGGGATGAGTTGCGCACAGAAACAGAGGTCGATTACGTATTGATAATCGAGCCTGCGTAACACACGTGCAAGTGGAATATTCAAGCGATAAGGATCAATACGACGGCACAACTCGTAAGTATCCTCGTCGACACCATCCAAGATACTATTGTTATCAGGGTAGTTTATCTGAAACATAAATGTGAGTTGTTCAGAGATCGCGACGAGGTTGGCAATCTGTTCCTCTGATTGGAACTTGCGCTTATTCCAACCCATGATATTGCACAGCCAGTTTATTCGAACCTCTCCAGCTGACAACTCGCCTGCTGCCATACGAAGGAAGTCGCCTACAAGTCGGGTATACTGACGGTCGTTCATCGCATCCCAACGGTTAGGGATGCGATGTATGTCGCCTTTATATACAAGTTCGATATCTTTCATTATGGCAACATTATAATGTTATCATCAGGGTGATTGTACGCTGAGTTCGAACAGAAGTCAGAGACAGACTCAGAGGAGAGCAGTGTATCAGCATTCGAGAGGAGTTCTTCCGCCTCACGATCGAGGCGGTCGGCAAGTGCGAAGATAGCACTGGATTCATCCTTGCCAGAGCGTGCAGCGTGACTATCATCGAAGAGGTTTCGAATTGTCGAAGGAAATTCGAGAATATCAAACCTACGGAGCGATTTTGCAATGGTCTTCTTTACCAAGGCAAGCAACAAGATAGGACGAATGCGCTCACGATTGTCATCTGTAAGTTTCTCGAAGTAAATCGACATAACTTCATCGAGCGTTTCCTTCTGCAATGGTACAGTCCTAAAGAAGTAAAGATAAGAGGCATCGATAGGATAGATAGAATCCATCTGATCCATAGTCTTTATTTCACATCGCTCCAAGATAGGGTAGTAAGGAGTCTTGCTCCACAACTCTGCAATTGCACCTTCAGTTGGTTCTGACAACAGTTGCACGAGCGTATCGATAGCGTTGCAATAGTTTTCCATGTAAGAACGCTTCATCGCCTCCAGCTCGTACTTGTACACATTGACCTCGCTCTTCCTTCGATTAACACTATCAAAGATAATTTGATTTGCCATGGTCATGTTCGCCATAGCAGCACGCAGAGCCTCCATAAGAGGAGAGTCTTCTTTCTCCTTTAAAAGCTCATCAAACACTGCACGACTGATTACGGTTTCAATACGCTTGCGAGCGGTAAGACCTGACGAGCGCAAATCGTTCAGATCCATGTTGGTTTCCACTCCAGGTGCATAAAGGCTGAAGGTGGAGAAGTTCTTGAAAATGTCTACGAGTATATTCATGACTGCTGTTGATTTAGTCTGTCTTTTGCTGCTACGTCTTCCTGTCGCTGTGGAACCTCACGATAGAAGCCTATACGATAACCCTGTTTATAGAGTTCAGGGAAGTTCAATCTGAGAGCGAGATTAAACGGTTCTGCACATATCTCGTCCTCTGGAGTAAGTGACATTATATAGATAAGGTAGTTATAGTATGCGTCAGAACCTGACTTGCTGATAACACCATCTTTACTAACTGCGGTGATAGAAGCATCCAAACCAACGCTTGATAGTAAGGCTTCTTCCGCTCGCTTATCGTAGGAAATCAACGCATCGATATATTCCTTATACTTAAGGTCGATCGTTTCGATTCTCCATTGCTGTTCGTTACCAGAACTATCCGTAAATGAGATTGAAGAGTAGGCTTTACCTTGATTGTCGGCACCGCTCAGATAGTCGCCTATCTTGCGCAGCTCCAATCGCATATACTCTACAAGTAACGATTCACGATATTCAGTACCGATACTGATACCGTTATATTTAACCAAGTCTTGCTTCTTAGACGAACGAACCTTATTCTCCTCGCATAGCTTAACTAACTGATTACGCTTGCTGGACACCCACGCATTCGGAATGATGATGTGTATCTTCGCTGCAAGGGAATTACGCAAGAAGGAGTTAATATAAGAGGCAGTCTTGTTGCTACCTTGAATATATGGACGTGCGCCCTGGTGAGTTTCGTTCACACCGTAGAACTCATCGACTGATTTCTCACGGTGGTGTGACACGGCAGCGAATAGATAGTTGTCAACTTCTGACAATGCGAACTTAGGATATATCTTGTAATTGCCTAAGCCGTATGTCCACCGTCCTACAGCTATGTTATTGAAGTCGCCATAATTAATCTGATCATAGGCTACATCCTTACGAGTGGTAGCAAGACGGCAGTGCTTATTCTCCAAAGGTTCAAGACCTGCTACTGGCAACATACCAATACGCTTACCACGGGAGAATCGCCACTTAACGAAGTAATCACCGAACCAGTAGTAGTTCTTGATACAAGTCTTAGCGAACTCCTGTGCGGATGTTTCCATACCACGCTCTTGCCAAGAGTTCAACCATTCATCCCACGCAGGTAGTGCGGTGTACTCACGTCGCAGCTTACCACCTTCTACTGTCTGCATATAGGCGCATGGTCCATTACCATACAGCATCTTAATCTCCTTGCTATATAAGCGAGGCAGCAGGCGGTTCTGCTTTATCTCCATCGTTACCTCTTCACACAGTGCGTTGTTCATACCACGCATACACACTTGGTATCCATTCACACTCATCCACTGGTGTTCATGTAGGCAAGTCTGTCTACCCTGTGGTACGAGTAGCCCTGGGCTTGTCGACAACTCTCTTCCTTCTCCAATCTGAAAGGAGAAGGTGTTGCCGTCCATGACGTAGAGTCCAGCGTTGCCGTGCAGTTCAATACTATCTGTCATAACCAATTTATCTTATGTAGTTTATATCCGTCTTGTGGGAACCCCATGTATCTGATGAGTATGCGATAGCACATCTTAGGGTTTCCCTCTTGGTCCTCGAAGAGAAAGAAGTTCTCGGAGTCGACCTTGAAGCACTCGTCTGGTAGTTGCGTGCGGTACTTGCAATGTTCCTTGATAACCATTTGCTCGCCTGCCATACCCTGTGAGCGAGCGTAAGGAAAGAAGCAGATAGTGAAGTCACCTTGTGGTACTCTGCTTATCTCTCTTGCCCATTGCATTGCATCGATGCCGTTCAATTCAATTGTCTTCTCCATTACTTGCGAAATTACTGAAAATCGCTGTGGGAACAAAGGACGATTTTTACCCCTCCCTGTCATATTTCCCAACTTTTGGAATGTTGCACCTCTTTTCCTCGATTCAGCGGTGCGTGATTATAAACGCCGTTTGTTTATTTTTGATTTTGATTTTCAAAACGTAAACCACTGAAACACAACAAAGTAAGTTTTTGACCTATGCAAATAACCTTTATTATTGCCCTATTTTGGACATTTTTTATATCAAATATTGGACATTATAGGGGCTTATATCGCTATATTTTCGGGCAAATCGTCGGGATAACTGCTTAATTCCTTTTTAATAAGGTCAGAATAAAGACCGTATAAAAGGTAAATCATCGCACTTGGGAGCTGCGTTGTTAGTCCTGGTCTTCGCTTGAGTTCCTCCTTCTTCTCTGAAGCTTTGTCGAGTTCTATTTTGCCGTTGGTTTTCTTCAACGGACTAATCAAAATTGCACTGCAAAGGTTAGGGCATTCGTTTTCATCAATTCGCACCTTCGGAAGCAAAGGAAGCTTCTCGCCAAAGAGTAACTGACAAAGGCGGAACTGCTGCCAGTGGTAGATAGTCGGTGCGCCATCGTTGTAAAGGATAACGGAAAAGCCGTAACTCTCTAAGGCTGCCTTCATCGTTAGTGAGTCAGTAGTTATCTGCTCTAATTCCTCACGTGTCTTGTTACCTGCACGGTCAGGATAGAGATGTATAACCTTATTCACTGCATCAGTACCAAAGAATGAATACACCTGCTGCGCAAGGTTCTGCTGGTCATCGGGTATATACGCCCAAAACTCCTTAATGATATCAAAGCGACTACCATAGTCTTTCTTCTGTCCGACGATGAGCGACTGAAAGTTTCCAGGGTCGTAACCAATGTAGAGCGGTTCACGCTTATCGTAGTGACGAAGATAGCGAGCCGTGAGGGTGAAGTGGTCCTTGAGGTTTAGTTTCAGTATCTGGTCGTAAATATAACTATCCTTGAACTGGTGTCGCTCGTGGTCGTAGGTGGTAAAGAACTTGTTAGTCACCTCCTTATGTCGAATAGCACAGATAGCGGTCAAGAACTCATCCATGTCGAGCGTGTCGAGCTGTGTCTTGAAGAACTTAGGACCGAGAATGTCCTTGTTGCAAAACGATGAAGCACGGATATAGTAGATTGCGTTCCTTCGCATATCCGCTAATCGTGGTTTCCATCGGGCAACAAAGGCGTTAAGGCGTTCATTCTCCAGTCTGATTTTCTCCATTGTGACAGGGTTCTTCGTGTTACGAAGGTCCTGCTGAAGCATAAACTGCTTATAGAGCGACTGATTGATAGCGAGCGACACACTGGCTATCTCCTCGATGAGCTGTCGGTCCATCTTGTTTTCGTATTCCTCAAACCAATCGTCCTCACCGAGGTCGACACGTGCGGTATCACTCACACCTGTCACGCCTTCATAGTAAGCAGAGCGACGGATGTCAGCAGAACCACCACGAAGGGAAGGGAAGAGACGTGACTTGAGTTTCTCACCACTGTTATGTTTCATCTCCTCGACGAAGGCGTGCACGGCATTACGACCTGCGACACTTTCAGGCTGATCTGAAGATACTAATTGAAGGTGTGCACCATTGCGAAAGATGACCGAGTGCTTAGCATAGGCAATAGGGTAGCGTGGTCGACGGAAGTGAGAAGGTAGCTTCGCTTCGCCCACCACATAGTCGATGCCATACTCTAACATTGCTCGCTGCTTTCCATTCACGATGACAGGACGTGAGAACGATGCTTGAATGTTAGGCCAGACGTTCGTCATCAAGGCGACGTAAGTCTTGTGAACAAGGAACGAAAGTTCACCAGGCATATCATTTGTAACACGAATAAGACGAGGAACGATAACGCCCTCCGTCTTACCAGTCGCACGAGCCCACTCTGCATAGAGCATATTCGGGTCGATAATATTCGCTAACAGCTGAACACGATTCATATAGTAATGCTCGAAGTCAACTGTAGGCTGTTCGTTGTTTATAATTTCATCAGTCATTTTGAATCTCCTCTACTATTTCTGCATCTTGAATGTCAGCATCACGCAGCAGTCGTTTCTTCTCCTTCTGCTCGATAGGCAGCGAATCGATGAGCGTAACATAAAAACCTTGATTGTGTTTCGCTGCAATATCCTTGAGACTCTTCTTCGAGAAGCCAAGTTCCTCGGCTGTGATGCTTGGTGTGATAATGAATGTAACACCAAGGTCTCTATCGGCTTCGGAGATTTCAGAAGCACGACGACGACACTCCAGCGCACGTTCGTAGCACTTGCCTTGTGTCTTATAGTCACCAGACAGCGCACAGAGCTTAGCAAGGTTCTCGAACTGGTTAGCGTACTGATTCTCCCATATCTTGATGGGTACGTTATTGTCTACTTGGAAGTAGTTGATGGCTTCGTAAAGGCGAGCCATACAGGTGCGCTGCTCAATCTTGATACCTTGGTTAGCATTGATGCGCTGTTGCAACTTACGAGCCGCACGAGTTATGTTGCGTTCGTGCTCGTATATTTCCATTGCCCACTGCAATTGTTCCAAGAACTTCTGTAGTTCTTGGGGAATAGCATCGCACTTGCCAGTGGCAAAGAATTGCGATATTAAGTCGGGGTGTATCTGTTCGATACGGTCAAGTTGTGTCATACGCCAAACAAGTCTTTGCGCAGCTGCTCCTCCTTTGCCTGCTGAATAATCTCACGCAGTTCCTTCACGGCTTCGGTGCTGCCATCCTTTGCCAGTTCAACGAGCTTGGTAAGGATAGCACGCATATCCTCCGTGACGTTCACGAGCATTGCGATGTCTGCAAGAAGTTTCTGAATATCTGAATCCATAACGCAAAGATAGGAATATCAGGAGAGACGGCAAAAGACAAAGTTTTTCATTAGAGGGAAAGTTAAAAGTATTAAAACTAATACTTTTTATTCCACTTTTATTTGGATAATAGTATTATTATTACTACCTTTGTATTGTCAAACAATAACAATATACAGCAAATGAAAAGGTATAAAGTAAAGGAAGTCATCAAGATGCTCGAAGCCGACGGATGGATACATCTTACAACAAAAGGCGACCATCGACAGTTTAAGCACCCTGATAAGTCTGGAAAGGTAACGATAAGGGGTCACATGAACGAGGATTTGAGTCAATTCTTATTAAACAGTATCTGGAAGCAGGCAGGGTGGAAATAGCCACCCTCCCTTTCCTAAATAACAAACAATCAGCAATAACAAACAATCAACAATAACGAACAATCATCCTAACAACAAGAATTATGGAACAGGTAAGAGTAAATATTGAATGGTACGATCATAATTTTGGTGCAAGCCTTGGTGATAATGTGCCCGGTGCTGTGGTGCTTACAGCCAAGACTTACGACGAACTGATGAAAGAAATACCCGAAACGCTGCGTTTTCATGTAGAGGGTATGGTAGCCGATGGCGATGATGTTCCGCAATGGTTGCGTGATGGCGACTATACGTTTGACTATCACCTTGACACGGCTGCTCTTATCCGTTCATGTGAGCAGTATGCCAGTCTTGCAGCTATATCGCGTGCATCGGGTGTGAACGAACGGCAGCTGAGCCACTATGCCAATGGTATCAAGAAACCACGTGCACAGCAACGTGAGCGCATCGTAGAGGGACTGCATGAGATAGGCAGGCGACTTATAGCCGTTGTATAGTTATTGTTTGACAGCAGACTTCCAATGGCAGGTCGGGGCAGAAATGCTCCGACCTTTTTCCTGACGTCAGGAAAAAGAAGCAGCGTGCCTCACGGCAGACTGCTTCACAATTTAAGAAATGCTTAAAAAAAAATATATCTTCAGACGGCAATCGTTTCGAGTATGCCGTTGTATTGTTCGAGTGCTTCGAGGTAATTGTCGATAGCTGCCGTGTCGGTGGGGGCTGCCTTGAATTGGTCCCACGCTGCGCGCACTGCGCTATAGGCTACCGATGGCGTAAGGGTGGGGGCAATAGTCATAGCGCACCTCCTTCCAACCATTCAGCTACGAAGCAGGCAGCCAAGAGAACTACGAGGAACAGATGAGCGTAGCAGACTTCCTTATGCGTGAAACGCTCACCGCAAAGACGTGAGAAAGTAGCTGACTCGCCATTAAACCACTGTGAAAACTTACTGCGCTTTTCGCTTGCCCAATCCTTGAGCGTGAACGACCGCTGCGCTGTGCGGAGGGTTGTTGGTTGCATATTGCATCATTGTTATAGCATCCACGGAACTGCCGTGGCAGAGACACAGAGAAGCGGCTGCACATCCCGCTGCTATAACAATGATGTCTCTACCCGAAGGGCTTTGATAAATTGTACGAGATGGCAACCGCCAATATCTTTATGAGCATAAAAAATGCTCAAGCGAATACGTTGAGCAATGACCGATGCTCTCCGGGATAGTCTACTATCATTGTTATAGCACTGCAAAGATAAGCATTCGTTTTGAATCGTGCAAGCGAAACGCAAATAATTTTTGCGTGACGCAAGAGATTATATATCAAGATGGATGAAACTTGGACCGAAAGCGAAGTTAAGAGTCATCTGTCCGCCTTCAACAGTCAGAGAGAAATTGCCTTGCGAAATGATGTCCATACCGATAACGAACTCTACATCTTCGGGTAACTGGTCGGACTCGAAGGCATCGATAATGGTTGCCTGTCCACAGTTGCCGGGCATGGCAATGGTAAGAAGCGCACGTCCGCTGACAGGTCCGCCTATTCCTTTTACGGAGTTGTTGGCACGGCTGACAGGCAGTTGCAGGTATTCTGCTGTGAGTGGGTGGATGCAGGACACCTCTGCACCCGTGTCCCAAAGGGCATCTGTAAGAATCTCCTTTCGGCTTATGGTGTTGATAAGACGGATAGGCGTAATGATACGTCGGGTGGAGGATAGGGTCTGAGTGAAGAAGGTTGTGTTCTGTTCCATTTCTTGCAAGTTCTTAATGTTTTTGCAAAGATAAACATAAATCATCAGAAGTGAAAAGACAAAGAAAGAGAAATCCCCTGCTTCACAGCGTGAGGCAGGGGACGGCTAAAGATTAGAAGAAGCCAACGACTATCCTTCTGGATGGAAATCTGGGTCTACGGTTGGACCACTCGGATTGTGTTCCTCCTTGTGGTTTGGCTTACCGTGCTTATCGGTCTTCTTTGGCTCGTAGGGCTTGAAGTCGATGCCCGTGAGGAAAGCACGTGTGCGCCCGATGTCGCCAGCCTTCCAGTGGGTCTCTGGTTGGAAGTTGATGCGCGTACCGACAATGTTCTTGGCTACGTTGAATTTCTCAACCGAATCAGCAGGCTTGGTTTTCAAGCCGACCTTGAACGAGCCGAAACCGTCGAGAACTACTCGGTCGCCATTACGCATGTGGCGAGCCATTACGTTGACGAGTTCACGCAGAACTGCGTAGACATCCGCCTGCTTTGCAGAGGTGTTTTCCTCAATCTCCTTAGAGATAGACTCGAGGTCGGCAACATCACTGACAACGGCACGTGCATAGAACTTGCCTTTGGTTTTACTCTTTGTGCGAACGTCTTGGTAAATCTTAAATTTTACTGACATAATACATTGATTTTAAGGGTTAATAAATAGATTTATATAAAGCTATGCTTTTGATGATAGAAAGCTATGCTTTGGACGATCAAAAGCTATGCTTTGGATGATAGAAAGCTATGCTTTGGATTTCTGTTCCTGCTGCTGCTCGAGAACCATTCTGAACAGTCGTTCCTTTTCGTGATACCGCTCGAGGTTCCGCTTATCAGCCTCTCTTTTCTCTTTACGATCCTTGCGCTTAACGAACGACTTATAACGCTTGATGTTGTCGAGAACATTCTTGTGCTGGCGGAGGAACTCGGCTGGGTCAGTGCGGAGCAACTTTATGAGTTGGGCTATCTCTGAGCGTCCGAAGAGTATCGGGTGCTTGCAGAGGAACTTACCAGTGTCGTTTAACGATTGCAGCTCGGCAAATGCTTGAAGATTGCGGATGCGCAGTTCTGCCATTTCTGCAACAGCCTGTGCGGTTGGCTTTGTCTCCAGCAATTCGTCGAGCTGCTTCATCTTTCGCCAAGTGTTGATGCGGTCGTTATAGAGAACTGTTGCCATCTGCACATCCGCATCAGTAAGGTTTTCCCAGTCTATTTTCGGGTACTCTTCTTCTTTTTTTTTGGAGTTGCTTTCGCCTTCTCCTTCTTAGAAGAAGCATCGTCCTTATCCTCTGAAGGCGCAGTAGGTTCCTCTGATGATTGCTCTGTAGACTCGTTTTCTTCAGAACCTTCTTCAGATGAATCATCGCCACCCTCTCCTTCCGATGGGTCCTCGTTGCCTTCGCCACCGTCAGTGTCTGGGCTTTCATCTCCATTGCTGTTGAGTGTTTCAGGATTCTCGTCGCCATCTTCAGAAGAGTTGTTGGCGTTGTTATTATCATTATCCTCGACGGCTGCTTGATTAGCATACTCACGTCGATTACGTACGATTTCGTCGTGCTCACAATGGTCAAGAAGAAGGAAGAGTATCTCCTCGTGATTCTTCTCTGGCGAGAGGTCGAATCGTGTGAAATCGGTAAGGTGAGGTGCTTTCTCGTGCAGCAGGGCAAGGTCGGCTTCCACAACTGTGGGGCTAACCAACTTGTGGAAGTGCGTTAATTTCTCTTTTGCGCTGTACATATCTTAATATAAAATGGTGAATAATTCCCCTCCCGTATCAGGGAGGGGTGAGAGGTTAGGCTTCAGTTCTTGAGACCTCGACAAGTGTTGTGGTGTCGAGAACACGGAAGGTGATTGATGCACCTGTCTTCGCTGTCCACGTTGCACCCTCCTCGAGTACGAAGGTAGAACCGTCAGCGATGGTGGCTGCCTTATCGGTACCAGCACCAACGAGTGTGATGTATCTTCCCTTATCGCTCTTGCTAAGACCACTAACCGTAGCAATAGCAGCAGCTGCTGACGTTCCGTTTGGAATCGTGTATGTGTTACTGCCTGCTGTGATAGCTACATCTGTAGCATCCGCATTGATAGCAGTAGCAGCAGTAACAGCTGGATTGCCAGTGTAAATCAGTGGAAGGTCGACAGAGCTGCGCTTGAAGGTAAGGGTCGTATAACGACCATCCTTATCGTCCTTCGTCTCTGTGTTAGAGAGGATGATTGGACGCTCGAGTTCACCAACGATGTACCACTCTTTCTTCTTAATATGCTTATAAAGAGCGATAAACTTACCACCGCTGTACTCCTCAATGAAGTTATAAAGGTTTGCACGAGCTCCGCCCATTACCATTACAAGCTGATTTTCACCTGTGGTAGTGATGTCGCCCTTCTCTGTGGTACCAGTGAAGGTTGGAATGTCGTGTGCCTCGAAGTAATGAGGAATCTCATTCGGTTTCAAAGGAACAGGCGCAACCTCACGATTAGCGTTAGGTTGTGGGAACTCCTTAGTGCGGTCAATCTGGTCGAGCGCAATGAGATAAACGATGTAAGAGATAGCACTACCGTGTGTATCTCTATCAGACACATCGTCGACGTGACCGAGTAATGCCATTGAAGCGAAGGTGACACCTGAACCAGCAGCAGCACCGAGAGAGTGGTCAAGCAAGGCTGCTACGAGCATGAAGATACCAAAAATCGCAAACGTAGCCATGAACATATTTCGTGACTGACGGTTGCTATAATTAAATCCTTTCATAGGATTATACGCACGATAGCGTTTCTGAATATTGGGCTTTTTCATTTCTATTTCTATTAATGATAATTATTGATTTAAGAAAGGAACTGAAGAGGTCAAGCCGTCCCGAGCTTTTAATTCCATCGACTTTCCTCCCAGTTCCTTAGTCATTCATCTATCGTCCACCTGGTACGTTAGGCTGCAACTCCTTGTTGACGGTACGCTTACCACCGACGCAACGCTCCAACTCACGGAATTTGTTGTCGCTACCGAGGATTACCATGATGTAGTCGCCTACAGCTGTAGCGGTGAAGGCAGCCGTGATGCTATCGAACTTACCACTATTGGTAATCTTTGGCAACTTTGTTTTATCACCGCACTCGATGCAGTAAGCTACACCAGCCTTTGCATTCTCGATGTCGGTGATAGTTGTCAGTGTTGTTGTGCTGTCGGTAATCTGCCAGAAGCCGTTATTACCGTCAACCTTATCGGTGATAGTTGCTGCAAAGAGGTTGATGAAGATCTGCTGCCACTCGTAGTTATTCTTATCCATCTCATCCTTAGTTGAGAAGCGACGACCTGTGAATGAAGCAGAAGTTCCCTCTTTCCATGTACTCCAAGCACGGACCTGCTCCATGCTTTCCTGCATCTTCACAGAGAGCATCTCACCTGGTACAAACTCAAGGAACTGAATATTACCTGGTTCGTGAAGCATCATGAATGGAGTCTGACCGAGATAAGGCAACCAAATGATGCGCATCGTAGTGTCTGGTACCACGCTCAATGCACCCATAGGTCCAGCGAAATCTGTGTCCTTACCATAGGTAGAACGAACGTTCTTAATCCACCATGCCTGATGGTTCTTATTCAAGTAAATGAAGTGGTTGTCGAGGTCCATGTCCTCTGTGATAGAGGCACGAACGTCAGCAATGAACTCTTGAACAGAAGCGAGGAAACTTGCCTGTGTATAGGTGCGGTATGTACCATCATCGTGTGGCTTGATGTCGTACTGATGAACATAACGCAGCAAGGTGTAGAGAACACCAGTAGCAGCATTGAGGTAGCTACCTGCAACACCCTTATCAGGCTTCACGTAGATACCACGCATACGGCGTTTGTTCTGCTCAACCTGTGCAGCACGGAGGGTATTGAGCAACTGATACTCAATCATAGACCACTTGATAGGGTCAGAGCCTTCCTTGTTGAGATAACCGATGTACTTACGCTCGATTTCTTTCATTGGACCCCATTCCATCTTAATCATAGCGTCGTCAACGTAACCATAGTGGTTCTCAATCTTCATACCGCCCTTGAAGACCTCACCAGACTGGTAAGCCTGTGAAACCTCATCGAAGAAGGCGTTGAATACGAGTCCACGGTCTTGGTAGCCGTAAGCGACTGGGAAGAACTGAGTAAGATCGCGCACCTGTAGAACACGTGCGATGAGGGCATCCTGACGAAGAACAACGAACTGATCGCCAAGTCCTGCATTGTCTACTCCATCGTAGTTTGTAGCGTAAGTTCCCTTTGCAAGCGCAGCTGCATCAAGCATCTTATTCTGCTGAAGGTACTGATAGCGGTGCTTGAGTGAATTAGCATAATTGCGAACCTCCTTATAGAAGGCAGCACCATCAACCTGCTCGTCAACCTCAGGAAGCGCAGCTGCTGCACGTGGGTTAGCTGCAATCTGATTCCAACGATTCTTCATTGAGAAGAAAGGATGCTCAACACCGAAGAGATAATCAGCTGTGTTTGCGAAACCATTAACACTTAGAGGAACAGCATTCACTGTTTGCGCAGGAACATCAGGTGCAGGGTTTGAACCCATCGCCTGAATATCAGCACGCATACCCTTAATACCCTCAAGAATACCCTCAAGAGTTGCGTTACCTTGCTGTGCAGGCTGCTGACCACCATTATCATCAGCTGCTGCTGAAGGCTCACCACCATTCAGAACTGACTGAATGGTGTTCAGCATCTTCTGAAACTCATCCGCCTGTTGAGCTGTCTTCTGTGCAGCTTGTTCAGAAGCAATGTCATCAGCAAGCGTACTCTGGTACTTCTTCTGATACTCTGCTACGATAGAGTTGAACTCATCCTGTGACAGACTTTTGTCTTCGAATTTCTGCTTAAATCCAAGGAATTCGATGACACTTGTAAGTTTTTCTTTTAAACTCATAAATAACTAAAAATTAAAATGATACATTTATATGTTGTAAACGGCAGTTTTAAGTTTCTTTGCCTCTGTATATTCACGACCCATCGTAGCAGTTTCAACGATAGCTTCTACCATCGTTTTGCTACCATCTGTCAGACCGAGTTCCACAGCCTGAGGAGTGTAGAAGGTTTCACCACGCAAGACTGGAGCATCATCAGGAAGGTCTGCAAGTTTACTACGCTGTGAACGAACCTCTGATAAGAACTGTACATTCATTGGGTCGAGGATATTTTTCACAAATTGCTCATCCTTACCTTGACGAAGATCATCGAAGACTTTGTTCTTCAAGTCAGACTTAGTAGCTTTTGCTTCTACCTTCTTAATACCGAGCTTCGCAAAGTATTCTTCGAAATCGTAGAAGCTGCACATAGTTCCGATGCAACCCACATAGTCATTCTGTGTCATAGCGTAGATACGCTGACCGTGGCATCCGATATAATATCCAGCTGAACAACACATCTGCTCATAGAAGGTGAGGATAGGTTTCTCGCAGCTGCGTAGTGTTTCGCTCAAGCGGTCGAGGTACCACGCTTCACCACCTGGTGAATTGATGTGAAGGAAGTGACAAGAGATTTGTGGATTAGCTTCAGCTGCAAGCAGGTCTGATTGCAACTGCTTACTTGAGAAGTAGTAATACGAATCAGACATAACGGTACCGAACACACGGTGATAAGCAATACTGTTATCAGGCAGTTGCTCATCACTGAACTCATCTGTAAGGGTAATAGGAGCGGTGTTTTCTTGATTCGTTATCTTCTGAATATCCAAGAGAGCAAGATGTGACTCGAGTTGATACCACGTATGACTACCAAGATAAGTAATCATTTCATCCTTTGTCATACCGAATGCTGACTTCACTTCGGGTTTTTCGGGTGCTTTACCACTGAGCGGAAAGGCTGTTAACATAGCCTGTCGAAATCCGTCAATAGTTATGAATAGAGGCTTCCCTGAGACAAGTAGAGACTGTAATTCTTTCATCAATATTCTTTTTGATGCGAATTTACTATATAATAAGGTATAGGCAAAAGACCTACAGAAGGGGGTCTGTGAGCATTTTACACTTGATTACGAGGTTTGCAGAGTTCAAATTTGAAGATATCTGAACTCGAGCAGGAATATCTGACGTTCCGATGTTATGAGTTTTCCTATCAGATGTCTTGATTGTAACGATAGCACTTCTCTCTATTGCGAAGGTCCTGCGAGTTCCTTCGTCGGGTAAGTCTATAACTATGGTTTTATCGCAGTTCCAATAATTACCAGCTTCATTGTCAGTAAGTTGTGGTATATACGTGAAGGTATCGGCAACGAAATCATACACTTTCTTCTTTCCTTCTCTATTTGGATTTACAAGTCTCACTTGTACGGTGTTTAAAAATTCTAACATATCATAAAACATTTGAGTGACAAAAACGATAGTTTGGTATGTATTAAAAAATATTAAATACATGCAACTTTTTGATACTTACGAACCTTCTTGGGTCTAAGTCGGTTTCGGAAGCGGTAGTAATTCTTCAATAATGCATCTGAAGATATAGACTTCAATTGATAGCTACGAATGAAGTCATAGATAACATCGAGGTTTCTCTTCTGTCGACCGAACTCTTCATTCTCCAACAGAATACGATGGAGTTCGAAATTGAACATCCTTCGTATCTGAGCTTCTATTTCCTTAGCTGCTGCTGGAGATAGGTAATTGTAATAAGCAGAATCTTTCCAAGGGCTGGCGATAACACCAGCCTTACGTTGAGGTAGGTGAATACGGAGGTTGCCATTTACAACATCAGGTTGATTGCTGCGTTGCTTGGTCATATTCTCCCATACGCAGAAGTATAGATCTGTGGTGCTTGGAATCTTGACACCACCAGTAACTGTGTCTTTACAATATTTTGCACTTATATATTCTGCAAGGTACTGTTCAATTTGAATTGTGACAACTCGTTTCGCAGACCATTTTTTTTTCTCCATATCCTTTTTTAGTTTTTAGCCGTCCTACCGTCCTACATTCCTACAAAATTAGACTTAATTAACGCAAAGTTACAGATTATCAATGAGATAACAAAATTTTATCACTCAAAAGTTTTATTATTTCACTCTCTTTTTTCATCCTACAATCCTACAAAAACACATATTTTGTAGGACGACGAATCCAAAACAGAGAAAAACACGAAAAATCCTATTTCCTACAACGTCCTACAATCCTACAAATAAACAATTAAATCCTATTTCCTATAATAATAATATAACTATTTGATTTATAGGTATATATGTATATTATAGGTTTGAAAAGAAAAACAATTTGTAGGATTGTAGGATTGTAGGACTGTGTTTTTCTGAAAATTTATTTTCAAAAGTCACGTTTTCGAGGTTTTTTCTGAAAATTGGGGGTACGGGGGATTTTTCGCCACCTTCAGTAATAAAGAATGTGATATGGTATATGATATGGTATATGATACGGTATTGATATGATATGTGATATAGATAGAAGAAATGAGCCGTGCCTATTCATCCGAACTGGCACGGCTCTAAAGGAATTTGATACTTTCATTAAAAAGGTTCATCACTTCCGTCTGACGGCTCAAATGGCAAGTCTTGCGGAAGGTTTTTTTTCGGTGGTTCTTCAGTTGTGTTAGTTACCTTAGTTTCGACAGGCTTGCTTTCTTTATTACTGTCGTCAGCATAGTCTCTTCTAAAGTCTATATTGTATGACTCGACAAACTTGTCGTAATCTATAATGATAGCACTTGTAGATGTGCTCTTCTGCTTACGTAGCTTAACCATACTTCCATCACGAAGGTCTGCGTCGTCGACCGTCTCCTCCCATATGAATCTTCTCGAAGAAACAGTACCGACGTATGAAGTATGACTACGTAGGTTTTGTTCAATCGTTGACAGCGTGCTATTTTCATTGTTATAACCGCTTCTATCGAAGATACTGAAGACTGCGCTCAAGCGTAAGAACATAATATTCGCACCTGCTTCGAAGGTGAAGGTCTTTGAATCTCCACGTGAATCTTTACCTGTGACCTTCTTGGGTTGCTCGATAAGGAATTCACGTCCTTCTATGATTTGTCTCGTGTCAATCATATTGTTGACAGCTGTGAAGAACATCGCCAGCTTATCAGTACTACGAATAAGTGATAACTGGAATTGTACCTTCTCTTGAACTATCTTGAAGAACTCGTCGTAGGTGAATGGTAGATGAAGGTTAGAGTATCGCTCTATCAGTTTGACAGTTCCCAAGAAGAGGGATGCTGTCTTCATCAGGCGGTCCATCTCACCAGAGTTGATGATGTCTTGCTTCAGCTCATTGTACGCCTCTTGCTTAAGGCTTCTGAAATGGTCCATGAACATAGGGCGCAGCTCAAGTATCTGAAGAAGCACGTTCGAAAGGCCTATCTTATTAGGATCTTCAATCGTTTTCAATTCGTCGAAGATGCGCACCTCTTCTGGTGTACGGTTACGAGGCTTCGGCACCTCGCAGACTATGACACGACTCATAAGCGCATTATCATCACGCTGTGGTGTCTCTTGACCGCAGATGATGACGGGGGCAAATACCTTATCGTTCTCAATCTCTCGTCCAGATGTACCTTTTCGCTTCTGCTTACCATCACCGTCATATACGATACCTTTCAGAGCTTGGAATTTGGTATCGCTGATGTCCTTGTTGTTATACTCGTCAAGAACCACAGGAACGTCCTTGAATGTACCCATGATGGTAGACATCGCAGCATCGGTACCTGTGTTAAGGTTGAAGATAGGTATATTAGGAGAAATGAACAGCGAGCGGATTGAGATTGCTATCTGTGTCTTACCAGACGACATCGGACCCATGAAAAATGGAGCGGTGAAAAGTCTATCGATGCAGTGGATGTTGCTTCTGAAGGCGCACATAATTGCAAAAACTAAAGCCCATTTACCATTGTCATTAATCTTATACACCTGGTCCATTAGTGATGCCCACTTTTCGAAGCTGACCTTCTTCTCAGCTGGAACCTCTTTATATACAAGCTGACTGATAAGCTCGTACTTATCTGATTGCTTACCACTACCTGCGTAGATAGTTGAGAAAGCAGGAAGGTAGTAATTATTTTTGTTATGCGTAACTACACCCAGCTCGTTAACTGGGTCGAACACCCACTGACCGTCGACGTTGTGAAAGATACCATTGGCAAAGGCAAAGAACTGTTCATCTGTCTTTCGGCTCATACCTTCGCTCTGCTGATTACCGTAGGTCTTCACCTCTGAACACATTACGAAGTGGCGACTCATATATGTTTTGATTGCCTTCCATTGCCACTCTTCACCATTGAAGTTCACAGCTTCGTAGTTGATTAATACCTCCTCGATTGAAGACATCTTCAGCATAGCTTTAGAAGGTATTTCTATATATATAGGTGTCTCGTAATATCTACGATTGATACGTAGCACACGCTTGTTCTGTTCGAAATCATCAGAGAAGATGTGGAGTAGTGGTGTCATAAAGAAGTCCGCAACTTGTGTCATGCCGTTACCATTCTTGTTGCGAAACATGTAGCACACTGGCTCGCTCTTCTTATTGAGGCGTGGGTAATATCCACTCTCTTTCCACATTCTTCTGTACTCTTCATTTTCTTGTACATATTCTGGTGGTTCGTTCACATCAAACTCTTCATCGTCGAGGTTGTCTGTTTGCATACTCACCTTCATTGCAGACTTACGCTTGAGGACGAAAGGCTTTCTTATCTCGTCAAACTGCCCCTTAGTTAGCTTGAGCAAAGAACAGTAATGATTTCTGTTTATGGTTATAACAGTATCGTCAGCGTAGGATGTTAGTTCAATACAACGTGAGACAAGAGGAACTCGGTCTCCATTGAAGTTTTCGAAGAACTTACCGTGCAATGCTATGTAATAGTCAAGGAACGAGCCTGTACTATCACTGAAGGTCATGTCTATCCTAATACCTGCACGAAACATCTCTGTGAGAGTATGCAAGTAATTGTTTTCGTCGCCATCATCAGTAATATCACAACCAGTCTCTGAGGAAACAAAATAACAGTAGACACGTCGTAATTCTTGAATATCATTCGTTGACGGGCGACCAGACACATACACGATAGGTTCTTCGCCATAGCCGTCGAGAAAATCCTGCATAACAGAGGTAATAATAGCAGGACGGTCGCTTTCAATATTCTCCTTTAGCGCATCGATTCCGAAGATACCAGCCTGTGTATTTGTATTAGCAACAGATTCTTTTAGTTGAGTACGAATACTTCGCACCTTATTATCGATGAGTCCGATTTTGCTTCGGAAATCTTCTGCAATTGATTTAATGTACTCCAAACGCAGAACAGAGTCTTGCACACAGGCTACGAGGGAACAGATGGAGTTTAAACAGTCTGTGATAACTGTCTCATCCTTGCAGCCTCGTGGAAGAATCATACGCTTAAATGCCTTTGGGAAAGGTTCTGTGAGTTCCTTTAACTTCTTGCTTGTAAGGCTTCCGTGTGCTTTTGCGAACTCGTCTGGGTCCATACCTTTTTCAAGACGGATGCAGCGCACCTTTGCCCCAGCCTTCAAAAGCAGCTCGCAGTTCTTTAACGAAGCCTTGACACCAGCAGGGTCGGCATCGTAAATCATTATGATATCATCTGTGAAGCGAAGTAGTAATTTCACTTGATCTTCAGTGAATGCGGTACCACTTCCACCTATAACATTCTCGACACCTACCTTATGCAGAGACATGACGTCAAACTGACCTTCGACAAGATAAGCGAAGCCTGTCTTACCAATACTTTTGCGTGCCTGGTATAATCCGAATATGTGCTTACCTTTCGTAAAGAGAGGTGTTTCGCCTGTGTTTACATATTTACCAGTCTTATCGTTTGGAGTCACAATTCGTCCAGAGAAACCTATGATATGACCTTGCATGTCGTAGAAAGGAAACATTAAGCGGTCACGGAACCTGTCGTATAAGCGACCTTCACTATTTCCAAGCACATCTACTTCTTGCAGTAATTCTTGTGAATAACCAGCTCTTGACAGTTCTGCGAGAGCAAGGTTACCCATTGGAGCATAACCTACACCGAAGTCGGTCAATGCTTTGTCAGAAAGACTATATCCACGTGATGCAAGGAAACTCTCTGCTTGCCCAAGGTTCTTTTGAAAGAACTTTGCAGCAGCATCTATTGCGATACGCTGTGCTTCCTTTTTCTTATAGGCAGCTTCTTCCTCTGGTGTGAGTTCCTTGGTGGGGAACTCGACGCCTGCTTGATTAGCACACCAGCGCAGAGCCTCTATGAAGCTTATGTTTAGGTGATGCTGTACAAAGGATATTATATCTCCACTTGCTCCACACACGAAGCAGTGATAGGTCTGTCTTGATGGGCTGACGACCATAGATGGTGAATGGTCATCATGAAAAGGGCAGACACCCTTATAGTTCGCACCTGTCTTATGCAGGCGAGTAAAGGTTTCTATTACATTTACAATGTTTAGAGCAGACTTTACCTTTTCAATGAAATTTTTATCTATCATATTCCTTATTCTTCATTTTCCTCGAACAAATCTAACTGGCGTGATTCAAGTGCCTCTTGTAAGGTTACGCCTAAGTATTCTGCTACCGCAGCATACTCTTTGCTGCTGATGTTTTTTCGTCCATAGTACAAGTCCCAAAAACGACGTTGATTTATTCCTGTTTCCGTGTAAAAGGTTCTTGTTGGTGTGAAGTCTTCGGGGTGTCGGAACTTTATCTTCAACATCTCCATAAGAATATTGCGCTTGACTTGCAATCCGACAGTAAGGCGATTGCGCAATGCAAAGAGGCGAACAGACATAGCACTTCTGTTCAATGCTCTTCCCATCTGTTCAAATGACAGCTTACCAAGATTATTCTTGACAAAGGTAGCATCTTCTTCTGTCCACCGTTTATTAGCTATTTTGTTTCTAATCATATCTGTAGGAGTTTAAGATGTGAAAACTATCCCTTTCGAGTTAGTGCTTGGTTATACTGGTGATCAAACCGCATAATCATGATGTTGTCAGTTGGATGAAGACGCCCAAGTTGACTCTGAACATATACTCGAAGTGCTTCGTGTAATAGTCGGAGTTCTCGCTCTGACAAATCTTGGACAGAGAAGTTTCCCCAGTTATCTTTATCTATAAACATTTCTTTCTTAGATATTCTGTCAGCCCTTGCCTGATTTTCTTTCGTACTGACGGGGTTAATTTTAACTTTTGATTAGGAGCCTTGTAAGAAAACCGAAAAGACATTCTAAAACCCATTTTGCGGATAGCCTTTTTTCTAACTTTTCTAATGCTGGTCATAGTTATTCAAATTTAAGGTCATACAATTTGTTTCTTTCCAGTGAGCTACCAAAGACTCCTACAAGGTCCCCATCTTCTTTATTTTCTCTCCATTCAAATTCAGTAGAGAAAGCCTCTCCTTTCTCATTCCAAATGATACCTTCATTCTCAAGGTGACCAGTTACTTGACGAACATTCGAATGGTTTAGCTTCATCTCGTCTATTACGATACCTAAGTTTAATGCGTCAATTGCTTTTTCAAATTCCTTTGTTTTCATAAGATTGTTTTATTTGTTTTACATTCTTTTTCCGTAGAATACTGAACATACTTTTCAAGTAAGTTACAGTAAATACCATTTATGCACATGCGATGAGAATCGCAGTTTAGACACTCTTTATGCATCTGGGAAGAGCTCGTGTTCGGGTATGTTAAGATAGTCTGAGATTACCTTTCTCTTCTGGGGGGCTGGAATAAAATCGCCTCTTAACCATCTATAGACAGTACTTTCATTAACACGGCATAACTTCATTATCTTTGATATCTCTTCTTTGCGCTGATTGGGAAGAGAATATATGTACTCTTTGAATCTCATTTTTATTTTTTTTATATTCTTTTTATTGCGTCCTCGATATATTTTTATTATTTTCGTGGCGCAAGTAATACTTGCGTAGCGCAAAGGTCTAACATTTATTTGAAATAATAAAATAAATGAGAGTTTATTTCTCTCATTTGTTGAAAAATAATAAAAATGGAAGAAGAAACTATTACTAATCGCATCGTTCAATTGATGAACAAAGAAGGGCATACGATAAATACGTTCGCTCGAAAATTGAATATCTCTTGGACTTCAGCTAATAATATCATCACTGGTCGCAACACACCTAACTATGATACCATAGTTAAGATTTTAACGAGTTTTGAAAACATTGATGCTAACTGGTTGATAATGGGGCAGGAAAGACGAGAAGAAACTAATGAGGATAAACTTTATTCTGTTATTTCGATGCAACAGAAAACCATAGAAAATCAACAGAGAACAATAGACCGATTAACAGCGAAGCTCGTTGAAAATGTATCTGAAGATTCTGTTAAAAAAGTGGCAAATGCCGTATAATTAAGATGCGCCTTAGAGGTGTTTAAGAGTGTTTTTACGGTGTTTTTATTCAAACATTTTAATTAAAAAAATCACTCAAATGTTTGATAGCGAAGACAATGTAAGATTTATATTGTCGGTGAAAACTCGGTGAAAATTAACTAAGAACTAAAAATAGCCCTATTGAATATCAGCAAGTTAGAAATGTAAATTTTAAATCTGAAATCTGGTCATCCCGACAGAAAAAGGGAAGAAGCCGTTTGGTTTCTTCCCTTTTTGGTTTTATTGGGCTAATTAGCCTTATTAACCTGAACTCGGGATAAGAAATGTCTGTAAAAAGTTGGTAATCTCATTATATTTTTGTAACTTTATAGTTGAAAATCAA